ACTTCGACAGGCTCATCAGCTTCGAGACCAAACGACTCTGCGTGGTGACAGGAATCCCCGGCAGCGGAAAATCAGAGTTCATCGACGAGATAGCCGAGAGGCTGAACATCCGATACGGATGGAAGTTCGCGGTCTTCAGCCCGGAGAACGCACCGCTGGCATACCACGCCAGCAAGCTGATAGAGAAGTTCACCGGAAAGCACTTCTCGCAGAAGACGCTGACATTCGGCGAATACAAGCAGGTGAAGGAGCATTTGGAGACGAACTTCTTCTTCATCAACCCGAACAACGACTTCCGGCTCGACACCATCCTCGACAAGGCGAAGAGCCTCGTGCGACGCAAGGGCATCAAGGTACTGGTGATAGACCCATTCAACAGATTGGACGACGAGAGCGACGGGATGAACGAGACAAAGTACATCAGCAAGCTGCTGGACAAGCTGACAGCATTCGCACAGCAGCACGACGTTCTGATCATGCTCATGGCACACCCCACCAAGCTCCACAAGAACAAGGAAGGAGTGGTAGAGCCACCGACCCTTTACGACATCAGCGGATCTGCGCATTTTTTCAACAAGACCGACTTCGGCATCGTGGTCCATCGCAACAGAACGGAGAACACCGTGCTGGTTTCGGTCGAGAAGGTCAAGTTCCGACACCTCGGAGAACCGGGAAAGGCATATTTCAAGTACAACCTCAATAACGGACGGTACGTGCCATTTTACAGCGGCAAGGAGCCGCAATGGGACAACACCAACCATCTTGTCGAGGACATAAAGAAAAGACAACAGGAAGCAGCGGACACAGCCATGCTGGAGTTCACGGAAGAAGACCTCCACGAGGGAACAGCACCCTGCCCATTTTAACCAAAACCACTAAAAAGCGAAAGACATGAAGAAGGAATTCTACTACGACAACGACGAGCTCTTCGACAAGCTGTTGAACAAGCTCCACACCAGCACACAGAAGCATCTGCTCTTCTGGCAAGAGGACGAGGACTGCGGAGTGTTCAGCCCACATAACCGAGCTATAGGCTTCGGCATCCGAGTGGTGACAGCAGACGCAGACCTCAACCCGAAGAAGATACAGGTGATCATAGCCAAGGACGGAGAGAACCTCGCAAAGAACTTTGTCGAAGAAAGTACCAAACAGACAACATGGCTGGCTCTAAACCAGCTCATCCATACGGTACAAGAGAGCAGAAACGCAGCGGACGCAGCAATAAACAACATGATCCAAGAGCTCCAGAGGCTCGGCATGATGTAGGCACAAGGCGTTCAAACAGAAATAAAGTAAACAATAACAATCTAAACAACAACGAATTATGGAACAGAAGAGGCAAGAAAGACAGAGAATCAACGACGCCACCGATCAGTGGCTCATGGGCGACCAGATGAACAGAGGAGCACTTAACATCCTTTGCGAGATAGACCACTGCAACGACCCGCGGCTCTCCATGACGGTAGGCGGCAACATGGCTCTCCTCGTGGATGCGACCGTAGCAGCAATGGAGAGCCACCACGGAGTCTACGAGATATTACGAGAGGCGGTAGAGATTATGAACCAGAGGCATCCCCAAAATTAGCGGCTATGAAAGAGGAGATTCCGGTAAACATTAGGGAGCGGCTGCAGAAGCTGCTCACCCTTTCGCAGAGAGGCGTCGGCGGAGAAGCCAGCGCAGCAAAAGCGGCATTGGAGCGTCTATGTTCGAGATACGGAGTAAGCATGAAGGAGCTCTTCGACACGGAGAAGCGAAAGGAGTACCGCTTCGAGATTGGACGAGGCAAGGAAAACATGGACCTATTCATCCGGTGCTTTTCGCAAGTAGTACATGAGACCAAAGGCATGATGTACCGCAAGCCGACCACTTCAAGCATCTTAATCGATAGACTGACCACGGCGCAGTACATCGACATATATCAGCTCTTCGAATGGCACAAGGAGCACTACAAAAGGGAGAAGGAGGACGTAATGAGAGCCTTCCGCACGGCATACGTCGTGAAACATCGGCTGCTCTACGATTCAGAGCTGAACGACGACGACGACAAGCCAATCACCCCAGAAACGAGAAGAAAACTCGCCAGAGCAAACGCCATCATGGAATGGATGAGCTCGGCGACATATCATAAACTTTTAAAATGACGAAACCATGGCGAATTACAGCATCAGCCACGACCTGCTCAAGCTAAACGGAGCATTCGTGACAAACATCACCGGAAGAACAGCAACCAAGAGATGCATCTGCATCCCCATCGACGAAAGCGGACTGATTCTCGGAAAGAAGGGCTGCTACTTAAACAGCGTAGCAATCGAGATGAAAGACCCACAATACAACGACACCCATTGCATCAAGATTGACCTTCCGAAGGAGCAGCGCGAAACAATGAGCGAAGAGGACATGAAAGCCCTCCCGATCATTGGAGGTTTGCACCAGATAGAGCGAAAGCCGACACAAGGGATGCCGGTAACAGGAACAACGAGCGTCGAGCCGGGAGGATGCCCGTTCTGACAGAAGGCGAGCACGCAGACGACGGGGGAGCAATCCCCCTTCTCTCGTGTGAGCCAAAATAAAGCCCAAATTTCAACGAAGACATGAAAGACAAAGAAGTTATCACGAAACGAAAGAAAAGCCCGCAGAAGCCTAAAAAAGAGCCTCTGCGCGACTTTTTTACGGCATTGTGCCATTCAGACTTTCACGTAGAGTGCGTGAAAGAGTTCAAGTTCCACCCCATGCGCAAGTGGAGGTTCGACTACGCCATCCCCCAATACAAGATAGCCCTTGAAGTCGAGGGCGGAGTTTGGAGCGGAGGACGACACACCTCCCCAAAGGGATTCCTCGGTGACATGGAGAAGTACAACACAGCCACGCTCATGGGCTGGCGCGTCTTCCGGACGATTCCCGACCAACTACTCAGCAGAGCGACACTGCAGATGCTCAGACAAGCCATGCAGGACACCACGGAAGAAAAAACGCCTTCCAGCAAGTGATTATATTATAAACATTTTCCTAAATTTGCAACAAGAAACAAGAGCCTTATGGAGACAGAGAAAATCAAGCTGACACAGATTCATGTCAACGAGGACAACCCAAGAACCATCACGGAGCCACAGCTCAACAAGCTCGTGAAATCCGTCCTCGTATTTCCGGAGATGCTGGAGATACGACCCATCGTAATCGACGAGAGCTACACAGCCCTCGGAGGCAATATGCGATACAGAGCACTGACGACCATCAGCGAACTGAGCATCGACGAAATCCAGACGATTCTGGACTCAAGCACCAGTTACAACAAGAAGACGGACGTAGAGAAGGGATTCCTGCTCGACTACTGGCAGAAATGGATGCAGCAACCGACAGCAACCATCATACGTGCCGACCAGCTCACCGAAGACCAGAAGAAGGAGTTCATCATTAAGGACAACCTCGGCTACGGAGAGTGGGACGAAGGAATGCTCCAGGAAGACTGGGACAAAGACGACCTCGCAGACTGGGGCTACGGAGAGTGGGACGAAGGTACACCGGATGACAAGGAGGCGGAAGAAGACAACTACAGCGACGAGGAGGCAGAGAACGCACCCACCAGATGCAACAGCGGCGACGTTTGGCTGCTGGGACGACACAAGCTGATGTGCGGAGACTCCACCAAGGAGGAAGACGTAGCCAAGCTGATGGGAGGCGCACAGGCAGACCTCCTGCTCACAGACCCACCATACAACGTCAACTACGAGGGAGGCACAAAGGACAAGATGACCATCGCCAACGACAACATGGACGACGCGAGCTTTGTCGCCTTCCTTACGGACGCATTCATGGCAGCGGACAAGGCAATGAAGCCCGGCGCAGCCTTCTACATTTGGCACGCCGACAGCAAAGGCTGGGAATTCCGGAGCGCACTCCACAACGCCGGGTTCACCCTACGCGAGACGCTGGTATGGGTCAAGAACGCCCTCGTCCTTGGCAGACAAGACTACCAGTGGAAGCACGAGCCATGCCTTTACGGATGGAAAGACGGAGCAGCGCACTACTTCATCGAAGACCGCAGCCAAAGCACAGTCTTTGAAGATGCAGGCGTGGATTACAAGAAGCTCAAGAAAAGCGAGCTGCTGGCATTGGTACAACAGCTCACCGCACCGAAGACAGAGACCACGGTGCTGTACGAGGATAAGCCGACGCACAACGACATCCACCCGACCATGAAGCCCGTCCGCTTAATGGGACGATTAATCAAGAACAGCGCAAGACCGCAGGAGAACGTCCTCGACCTTTTCGGAGGAAGCGGCAGCACCCTAATCGCGTGCGAGCAGCTCAACCGAACCTGCTACATGATGGAGTTCGACCCGAAGTATTGCGATGCCATACTTGCCCGATGGGAGAAGCTCACCGGAGAGCAAGCCGAATGTTTAACCAGAAGCACCGAAGACAGCCATGAGTAAGATGCAGACACAACGCCGCAACCAAATCAGACTGGCGCGATTGGAGATAGTCTCCCAGCTTTACCTGCGCCAGAACAGCGTGCGCCAGATACGCGCTGAGGTCATGAAGCGGCTCGACCTAAAGACCTACTCGACAGAGACCGTCCACAAGGACATCAAGTACATCCTTCACGAATTGCAGGAGCAGCGACTGGACAACGCCGAGTACAACCTTCAGCTGGAGCTGGAGCGCATAGACGAGACCTGCCGCGAGCTTTGGGCGCAATGGGAGAAGTCCAAGCAGGACTGCGTCCGCATCGAGAAGAAGCGCAAAGGAACGCCCGGACTTGGCAATGACGGCAGCACCAAGACGACGCAGCTGGAGACCAAAGAAAGCACCCATGCAGGACTTGGCAATGTCGCCTACATCGCGGAGATCCGACAGCAGCTGCAGGAGCGACGCAAGCTCCTCGGTCTGTATGCACCGGAGAAGCGCGAGGTCGCCGGAGAGATGTCATTCGCAGCCATGCTCATGGAGAGCGGAATGCTGGACGAGGCAGAACAAGGCGCACAACAAAGCGAATAAAGCCGCGTGTTCGCTCGCTTTCGGAAGGATGGAACAAGTGAACCTCCCGGAGCGCAAAACGCGACAGA